CGACGATATTGATGAGGAGATTATTGATATCTTAGAGGGTATGGGAGAGGAAGGCGTTCAATACCAAGATGATGGTTCGGTTATTTTAGGTGAGCCAGAAGCAGAAATACCATCTTTAGGATTTGGCGAAAATTTAGCAGAAGTTGTTTCTGATAGCGAGCTAGATAAAATTTATATTGAACTTACAGCCGCAATTGAAAACGATAAGTCTGCAAGAGAAGACTGGGAAAAAACTTATACCGACGGACTTAAGTATCTTGGTATGAAATTTGAAGAGGGAAGATCAGAACCCTTTGAAGGTGCTTCAAGTGTTATTCATCCGTTGTTAGGAGAGTCAGTTACTCAGTTTCAAGCGCAAGCATATAAAGAATTATTACCCCCTCAGGGTCCTGTAAAAACTCAAGTTGTTGGTGAATATAATTCGGTTGTAGAAGAACAAGCTCAAAGAGTTAAAGAGTTTATGAATTATCAGATTACTCATGTTATGGAAGAGTATGATGAAGAGCTTGACCAAATGTTGTTTTATTTGCCTTTAGCAGGATCTGCATTTAAAAAAGTTTATTACGATGAAACTTTGCAAAGAGCTGTATCTAAGTTTGTAGCTCCGGAAGATTTAATTGTTCCTTACTATACAACTGATTTAGATTCTTGTCCTCGTATTACGCATTTGATAAAAATGCCAGAAAACGATGTTAAAAAATTACAAACTATTGGCTTCTATAAAAACGTAAATGTAAGAGCTGGAGATGATTTAAGAAATTATTCAAGCGTTGATACTGAATTAGAAAAATTAGAAGGTGTATCTCCTTCTTACGATACAGGTGAGGTTTGTAATTTGTATGAAGTTCATTGTAATTTAGACTTAGAGGGCTTTGAAGATATAGATGAAAACGGTGAGCCTACAGAAGTTAAACTGCCTTACATCGTAACAATAGATTCTAATAGCGAAAACATTTTATCTATTAGAAGAAACTTTAACGAAGATGATCCGATGAGAAAAAAAATCGAATACTTCGTACATTTTAAATTTTTACCAGGACTAGGATTTTATGGATTTGGTTTAACACATATGATTGGCGGCCTATCTAAAGCTTCAACATCTATTGTTAGACAATTAATTGATGCTGGTACTTTGGCTAATTTACCCGCTGGTTTTAAAACTAGAGGTATTAGAATTAGAGATGAAGACTCTCCTATACAACCAGGAGAATTTAGAGATGTAGATGCGCCTGCTGGTAATTTAAGAGATTGCATACAACCTCTACCATTTAAAGAACCAAGCGGAACTTTACTTAATTTATTAGGATTATTGGTTCAATCTGGTCAAAGATTTGCATCTATAGCAGAAATAAATGTTGGCGAAGGTAACGCGCAAGCTCCTGTTGGAACAACACTAGCTTTATTAGAAAGATCAACCAAAGTTTTATCTGCTATTCATAAAAGATTGCACTCAGCTCAAAAGAAAGAATTTGATCTGCTTGCAACAATATTTGCAAAAAGCTTACCACCTGTTTATCCGTATGCGGTATCTGGTGGAAATATGCAAATAAAGCAAACAGATTTTGATAACAGGGTAGATGTATTCCCTGTATCTAATCCAGATATATTCTCAACCAGTCAAAGAATTATTATGGCTCAAGAGATGATGCAGTTAGTACAATCTAATCCTCAAATACATGGCCCTAACGGAACCTATGAGGCCTATCGTAGAATGTATTCTGCTTTAGGTGTTGATAATATTGATGCTTTACTAATACCACCACCTGATACGCAACCAAAACCTGTAGAATCTGGTTTTGAAAACTCTACGTTAATGGCTGGCGGAATGGCTCAAGCGTTTATACAACAGAATCATGATGCTCATATAGCCACACATATGAATCTCCTGAATATGCAGCCGGTGCAGATGAATGCGCAAATACAAGCTAATATCAATGCTCATATAATGCAGCATTTACAGATGAAAGCTGATTCAATAGCGCAACAGCAGATGCCACCTGAAGCGCTGCAACAATACCAGCAGCTTCAACAACAGGCGCAGCAAATGCCCCCTGCAGAAGCAGCTCAAGTAAACCAGCAAGCTAGTGACTTGTTGGCTCAATTTAGTTCGCCAATTATGAGCGAACTAATGCAACAGTTCTCTCAACAAGTTGCAGCTCCACCTCAAGAAGATCCTCTTGTAGCAATTAGAAAACAAGAGTTAGCTTTGAAAGGTCAAGAGTTACAACAAGATAGAGAGCAGTTTGAAGTGAAAGAGCAAATGAGAGCTGAAGAAAAACTAAGACAAGATCGTATTGACAGAGAACGTATTGCAACTCAAATGGATATTGCTAAAATGAAAGATGATTCAACTCAAGATAGACTTGAGCAACAAAAAGAATTAAAATTGATTGATATCGGTTTAAAACAAATCAGGTAAAATTATGATTAAAAGAACAGACGCAAGTAAATTGAAAACTCCATCCGTTAGCAAGAAGCAACCTTACTCTAACAAAGGTAATGTTGAGTTTAACGATATGAAAAAAGTTAGCGCTAATGCTACTCCTAAGCCAGGAATGGGTAAAGGAAAAGCAAGAGGAATGGGCGCTGCTGAATTTGGCGGCAAGTTTTCAGGCATTTATTAAATGTCAATTCTTTGGATAGCCGAAAATTTTAAGAAGGCTATAAAAGAAAAGAAAGAGGACACCCAGACTCAGATATTAAATGGGTGCAAAAATTTTGATGATTATCAATATTTACGTGGACGTTACAATTCTCTCGTTGACGTAGAAGAAGAGTTTAGAGAATTGCTAGAGAGGATAGTAGAAAATGACGACGAAGAGCAAAGTAATAGTACCTAATCATATTGAGAAGGAAAGAAATACTAAGGAGAAAGTAACAAAAAGCGAATCAGAAACTGATAAAGCTTTTGTAAACCCTGAAGATAGGGTGCTAGATCCAACCCTAATGGATAAATCTTTAATAGAAAGAATGCCTCAACCAAGCGGTTGGCGTATACTTATTCTGCCATATAAAGGTAGAGGGGTTACTAAAGGTGGTATTCATATAGCAAAACAAACCGTTGATAGAGAAGCGTTAGCATCTGTTGTTGCATACGTAATTAAGATGGGGCCACTTTGTTATAAAGATAGAGAAAAATTTGGCGATACACCCTGGTGCCAAGAAAAACAATGGGTACTAATTGGTAGATACGCAGGAGCTAGGTTTAAGCTTGGCGATGATGCAGAATGCCGTATTATAAACGACGACGAAGTTATCGCGACTATAGAAAATCCCGATGACATTGTTACGCTATAACGTGAGGAAATCATGCAAGAAGAAAAAGTAATAACAAGTGAAGTGGCCAATCAGGCCCAAGACCAAATAGAAGAAGGAGAGGTTGTTGAGATAGAAGAAGATCAATCGTCCGAAGAATCTATAAATAATGTTTCAGCAGAAGAATCTGAAAAAGATTCTAAGGAAGATGAGCTAGAAAATTATTCTAAAAGCGTTAAAAAAAGAATTGCTAATTTAACTAAAAAAATGAGAGAGCAAGAAAGAGCTGCTCAATCTGCTTATGAATATGCAAAAAATTTACAAGCAGAAAATCAAAACTTAAAAACTAGCACATCTAGATTAAACCAAAACTATTATTCTGAAGCAGAAAATAGATTAAAGTCTCAAAGAGCTCAAGCAAATTCTGTATTGAAAAATGCATATCAAGAGCAAGATTGGGATAAGGTAACTAAAGCTCAAGAAATATTAGATAAAATTACTGTCGAAGAAAGTAAATTAGCTAATAATAGAATGACCATACAAAGAGAGCCTCAGTATTATGACGCTCCTATGCCTCAACAACAAACCTTTCAACAACCAGCCGCCGCCGCAGAGCCAGATCCGGCAGCGGAAGATTGGGCTGGTAAAAACGAATGGTTTGGTCAAGATGAAACTATGACTTTGGCAGCATTTAACATACATCGTAAACTTGTAGAAGAAGAAGGCTTTGACCCAAGCGATACAATGTATTATGATGAAATAGATAAACGTATCAGAGTTGAATTCCCGCATAAGTTTGAGGGAACTACAACAAACAGTAAGATGCAGCAAACTGTTGCTCCTGCTGTTAGAAGTGGTAATAGTGGCTCTGGACGCAAACGACAAGTAAAGCTTACTAAAAGCGAAGTTGAAATGGCACGTCGTTTGAATGTTCCAGTTCAAGAATATGCTAAATATATTAAGAGGTAAGCAAAAAAATGACTGAAGATAAAAAAACAAACAACAGAACTCCTCGTTCTGCAGATACTCGAGCTAAAGATACTGCTCGCAAACCTTGGCGTCCCCCATCTATGTTGGAGACACCACCAGCACCTGAAGGTTATTCCTACAGGTGGATAAGAGCCGAAATTGTCGGTCAGGAAGATAAAAAGAATGTAATGTCTAGGCTACGTGAGGGTTTTGAACTCGTACATGCTGATGAACTTGGAGACTTTGAACTTCCTACGATGGACGATGGAAAGCACGCTGGTGTGGTATCCGTGGGTGGTTTGCTTTTGGCCAAGATTCCAAATGAAACACGTGATGAAAGAAACGCCTATTATCATGATCGTGCTCAACAGCAACAAGAAGCTATTGATAATGACTTAATGAAGGAATCTGATCCAAGTTCTCCGATGTTAAAACCTCAGAGATCTACAAGCGTAACTTTTGGAGGCGGTAAAAGAAGTTAATTCTAATACTGTCAAAACTAACTTTATTTAAAAGGTAATATTATGTCTAATCAAAATGCACCTTTCGGATTAAAACCATCTAGCAAGTTAGGCTCGAATTACAACAACGAAGGAGTAACCGAGTACAAAATTGCAAGTGGAGCATCCGGAAACATTTTTTCAGGCGACCTAGTTAAGATGGCTAACACAGGTACTATTTTAGTAGCTGCTGCTGGCGATCAAGCTTTGGGAGTCTTTAGAGGATGTCAATATACAGATTCAAGTGGCGACGTGATTTATTCACCATACTGGCCTGACGGAACTGTGACATCTGACGCGGTGGCATTCGTAGTTGACGACCCAAATGCTTTGTTTGAAGTTCAATCAGCTGCTACTGGTTCAGTAGTACAAACAGTTGTTGGTAATAACGCTGACATCGTTTACACATCTGGTTCAACAATAACAGGTATCTCAGCTGTTGAAATTAGTGGCACTACTGCTGCTACTTCAGCTCAGCTAAGAATTGTGGGTGTTTCTACTGATCCTGAAAACAGCACTTTAGGTACTGGCTCAGCTTCAACAAACGTCAACTTGATTGTTAAAATTAACGAGCATTTCTATGCACAAACAACAGGGGTATAACAGATGGCTATTAATAGATCCCAATTAGCGAAAGAATTAGAGCCTGGTCTAAATGCCTTATTCGGCATGGAATACGCTAGGTATGATTCAGAACACGAAGAAATCTACGAAACAGAATCCTCAGATAGAGCATTTGAAGAAGAAGTAATGATCGTTGGGTTTGGTAACGCTTCAGTTAAAGCTGAAGGAGCTGGAGTATCGTTTGATAACGCTACTGAAGGCTACACATCACGTTACAGCCACGAAACAGTTGCTTTAGCTTTTGCGCTAACAGAAGAAGCTGTTGAAGATAATCTATATGATAGACTTGGTTCAAGGTACACAAAAGCCTTGGCTAGATCTATGGCAAATACTAAGCAAATCAAAGCAGCGGCTGTTTTAAACAACGCTTTTGATTCCAACGTAACAGGTGGCGACGGTCAACCTCTTGTTTCTAACGCTCACCCTCTAGGTGGCGGTGGAACTGCAAGTAACAGACCTTCAACATACTCAGACCTTAACGAGACTTCTTTAGAAGATGCGTTAATTTCTGTCTCAACTTTAACTGACGACAGACAATTAGCTATTGCTCTACAAGGTACTAAGTTGATTGTTCCACCTCAATTGCAATTTGTTGCTGACAGATTACTACAAACTCCTGGTAGAGTTGGTACATCTGACAATGACATCAATGCGATTAAAAATATGGGAATGGTTCCTGAAGGATACGTGGTTAACCACTATCTAACAGATACTGATGCTTGGTTCTTGAAAACAGATTGTCCTGATGGATTTAAGCATTTCCAAAGAAGCCCAATGCAAACTGCACTCGAAGGAGACTTCGATACCGGTAATATGAGATATAAAGCAAGAGAAAGATATTCTTTTGGTTACTCAAACTGGAGAGCGGTTTTTGCATCTCAAGGTGCTTAATACGGAAATTTTCCTTAAAGGGAGCTTCGGCTCCCTTTTTTTTGTCTAAAATTTATTTTTACAAAAAGCTACCTATATTTAGTTTCTTGTTGTAGAATTTAAGTAAGTAATAGATAAAGTATTATGAAAATATATACTATTTTGCATTCAAGCAATAGCATGTCAGATTCTCCTTGTATAGGAAAATGCACCACCTCTATGGCTCCTTTTGATGATATATGCCAAGGATGTGGAAGAAATGTTGAGGAGATAAGAGATTGGCAAACGTATACAAATCTCGATAAAAAGTTAATAAATATAAAAAATTGCATGCGAGGCTTTAATATTAAGCAAAAAATAGAATCTTATGGAGATGAAATGAGCGAAAAGAAAAAAGACATACAAGGAAGAATGACAACTGTAGTATCTTTACTAGAAATGATTGCTAAAGATATGTTAGATGAATACGGCAAGGATCCAAAGATAAAAAACTCCTATCAGGCTTTATATAATTCTAGAGAAGCCATATTAGAGTCAAAAGAACACTTTAATAAACAGCTATAAAGTAGTATAGTTATACTAAACCGAGGTAACTTGTTATACCAACTGGCTCGGCAGACTTACTCCAAGATGGTATAACTAATTTAGTTAGGAGAAAATAATGGCTAAATCAACTTTTTCAGGTCCAGTCAAATCTTTGGCGGGATTTATTTCAGCAGGGGTTAATAACTCTGTTTCTTTAACAGCAGATACTACTTTAACAGTAGATGCACACGCAGGAAAAATATTGTTATGCAACGATGCAGACGGTAAATTTACTTTACCATCAATTGTTACAACAACACCAAGCGATCCAACAGATCCAAACCAGTTAAACAATATTGGAGCTTCTTTCTATTTTGTAATAGAAACAGCAGCAACAGACTTGGATATTAAAACTGATGGTACCGACAAATTTGAAGGTGCTGTATTAGTAGCTGTAGACGATGGTGCTAAGAAAGCTTTTGTTCCAGCAGCATCTAACGATGTTATGACTATGAATGGTTCAACTAAAGGTGGTATTGCAGGAAGTGTTGTACAAGTTACAGCTATTGATGCAGCTACATATTTAGTTCACAATTCATTATTAATTGGTTCAGGAACTATAGTTACACCATTTGCTGACGCTTAATAACAGGAGATAATTATGGCAGGTAGAATTGTAGGTTCAGATGTAAAAACGGCAACAACAACTTCAGCTGCTACTGGCGGCGCAGTATTGCGAAGCGGTAGATCTAGATTAAGAGGCTATATTATTGCTGGTGGAACTTCTGATGGTACTGTTACTTTTAGAGACGGTTCTGTTACAGGCTCTACCTTATTGATTGCTCCTTGCAACGCAAACGATACCGAAACTTTAAATATTCCAGATTCTGGAGTTTTATTTGAAGATGGTATTCACGTTGTATTAAGTAATATAGATAGAGTAACTGTCTTTCATTCGTAAATTATGGCTCGCGAAGTTTCTTCAATATCACGCGTAGGAACAAGCGAGCCTTTTGAATTACAAGTATCAAGAGGGCAGAATGGCAAGAGCAACTCCCAGAAAAGGTAAAGCAAAAGTTAAAATAACCGCATCTGGTAAAAAAGTTAGTTACGGGCAGGCAGGAAAAGCCAAGGGTGGCGGTCCAAGAGTTAAGCCAGGAACATCCAAAGGTGACTCATATTGCGCAAGAAGTCTCGGTATAAAGAAAAGATTGTCTAAGAAAAAACAGAACAATCCCAACACTCCAAATAATTTATCAAGAAAAAGATGGAAATGTGTTGGGGCTAAATCAAAAAGAAAATAATGGCCGCAAAAAAAACAAAAAAAGACGCTTGCTATAAAAAAGTAAAAGCTAGATATAAAGTTTGGCCATCCGCATATGCAAGCGGAGCTTTAGTTAAATGCAGAAAAGTAGGAGCAAAAAACTGGGGAAATAAGTCAAGACAGAAGCTTTCAGGTGGTGGTGTAGCAACTTTTGTAAATGCTAGAGGTTTTAGTAAATTGCTTCGAGGAAAGCGCAAAAAAACTAAAATAGGGTAATGGCAGAAGAGGGCTTAAAAAAATGGTTTTCGCGCAATAAAGGAAAAGGTTGGGTTGATTGTAAAACCGGCAAACCTTGTGGTCGTCAAAAAGACGAAAAGCGTAAAGGATATCCAGCATGTAGGCCAACTATGGCTGATTGTAAGAAAAAAGGAGCATCTTCAGCAATAAAGAAAAAAACCAGCAAAAAACGAGTAAGCTGGAAAAGCGGAAGGGTTAAAAAATCAACAGGAGGGCCTGCAAATATTAGAGGGCAGGGTGTTGTTATGAGAGATAGGTTAAGATAAAATAAAAAAATGGCAAAATTAAAAAACCCAAAAAAAGCAGATCTTAATAAAGACGGCAAAATTAACTCTTACGAAGAAAAAAGAGGTTTGGCTATTGAAAAATCAATGGCAAAGCAAAACAGATTAAAATTAAAAACTGGCGGTTTTATAGCAAATGGATGCGGTGCTGTTATGGAACAAAAAAGAAAAGTAACTACAACAAGTTAGGAGAATAAAATGTTTAAAAGAACTAAAATGTACGCAACTGGTGGACCTGTAAGTAAAGGTACTAAATATATGTCTACAGGCGGAGCTGCTAAAAAAACAAAATATATGTCTACAGGCGGAGCTGCTAAAAAAACAAAATACATGGCTACAGGCGGAGCTGCTTCTAAAAGCACCAAATATATGGCAAAGGGCGGCAAAGTTTAACTTGCAGCTAAATGTCATATTTAATTTCAAATATACCTCAGTTTAAATGCTGGGTCAGAAAAGAATTTACAGCAAATCATAGCAAGTATCACGGAGAATATTTACATGCTTTGGCTATAGCTGTAAATACAATTCCAGATAGATCCTTATCATTTCAAGTAGTATTTACAGGATGCGAAATAGATAATGAAGAAGACGCTGAAAATGTTCATGGTGGCGCTATGTGGGCCAGAATGCCAATTCAAGCACTTGTAGCAGATATACCTCTTCAAGAATGGCCAACTCCAATGGAAGATCATTTAGCCCAACCTTGGGACTGTCTTAGCCATCATCATTCTGTAGTTACAATGGATAGAGTCAGTTCATCTCCTTGGCTTTGTAAAATAGGTGGAGAATTTTATACAGGAAAGTATTTATTTACTGTAGACTATACAGATAATTCTATAGCAGATGATCCTGCTCAACATAAGCAGTCTCATGTGTTATATTTAACAGATGCTGGTGAGTATACTGGCAATTTTGTTGCTTTACCAAACAATAGAGTTAGAGCAACAAATCCTGCTTTATGGCGTGTTGGTGAGGGAGCTCCAGACTTTATGCCTTCTCAATGGACGCATTCTGCAGAACAGCATGAGAGCTATATAGATCCAAATATAACTTTTAATAATCTATACGCTCCAGAGGAAGATTAATATGACAACATCTAGCAGCACAGATTTCGAACCAAACGTAGCTGAGTTTGTAGAAGAAGCATTTGAAAGATGTGGTTTAGAACTTAGGACTGGTTACGATTTAAAAACAGCTCGTAGATCTATTAATTTAATGTTAGCTGAATGGGCTAACCGTGGTTTAAATCAATGGACTATAGAACAAGCAACGCAAACTGTAACGCAAGGAACCGGAAGCTACTCTTTAAATACAAATGTTATTGATGTATTAGATGTTGTTTGCAGAAGAACTGTAAACGGAACTCAAACAGATATATCAATGGATAGATTAAGTAGAAGTGAATACTTAAACATACCAAACAAAACAACTCAAGCTAGACCATCTCAATTTTTTATTGATAAAACTATTACACCCGCTATAAAAGTTTGGCCTGTTCCGGAAAATAGTACAGATGTATTGGTGTTTAATAAGCTGGTAAGAATGGATGATGCCGATGCTGGTACCAATACAATGGATATGCCTTTTAGGTTTTATCCTTGTTTTGCAGCAGGTCTAGCTTATTATATTGCTATGAAAAAAGCTCCAGATAGAGTTGGTTTACTAAAACAAGCTTATGAAGAAGAATTTGATAGAGCTATGTCAACAGATGAAGACAGAGCATCCTTTAGAATAAGACCTTTTAATAGCGCAAACTAATATGGCATACGCAAGTGGTAAGTTTGCAAGAGCCTTATGCGACAGATGCGCTTTTGAATATCCGTTACATTCCTTAAAAGAAGAATGGAATGGCTTAAAAACTTGTCCAGAATGTTTCGAAACAAAACATCCTCAACTAGAACCACATACAGCTCCAGCGGATCCGCAGGCCTTATACAAGCCAAGACCAAATACTGATAAAGAGGTTGGTGAAGGATTTGTTGTTGTTACTGTATCAAATATTTACTTACCATCATTTATGAATGATTCAATTATTGGTTCTAATTTTGTAGTTCCTGAAATGACAGGAGCTGTTGGGGAGGTTACAATTACTACAACATGACTTTAGCAGAATTAAAAACACTTATTCAAAACTTTACTGAAAACGAAGAAACTACGTTTGTTAATACGTTAGATGATTTTATTGTAAATGCTGAAGAAAGATTGTTTCACCTAATACAATTAGATTTTTTTAGAAAAAACGTTACTGGTAATTTAACCACTGGTAATACGTATTTAACAGCCCCAAGCGATTTTCAAATGTCATTTTCTTTGGCTGTTATTGATGGTAATGGCGATTACAATTATTTAGAAAAAAAACATACCACTTTTATGCGTGAATATGCTCCAGATCCTACAGATACAAATTCTAGAGGACTTCCGCAATACTACGCAGACTTTGATAAAGAATTGTCAACAGGATCAGATAACGGATCTACGCTTATTGTAGCTCCTGTTCCTGATCAAGATTACAACGTAGAGTTACATTATTTATATGAGCCAGCAAGCTTGACCAGTCAAACATCTGGTACTTGGATTTCTCAAAATGCAAGAAATGCTTTACTATATGGCTGTCTAGTAGAAGCTTATACTTTTATGAAAGGCGAGCAAGATATGATGGCCTTGTATGAAAACAGATTCAATCAAGAGGTTTCAAGATTGAAAAATCTAGCTGAAGCTAGAGGACGTCAAGACGAATACAGATATGATTCGTTAAGAACGCAAGTTACTTAAACTTACAAAAAGGAGAAGATATGAAACCAATCAAGAAACTTGAAGGTAAAACCGTAGCTATTGTCGGCATGGGCAAAAGCTGGTTTGATTATAATTTAGCAAAATCACATGGATCACATTTTGACGAAGTATGGGCTATAAATGCTGTTGCTTCTGTTATATATCATGATCGAGTATTTATGATGGATCCTGCATCTAGGTTTTTAGATACTTATGATGCTGCTGGACAAACTGATAGCATGTCTAAATTGTTGCAAGAACATGAAGGGCCTATATACACCTGCGAATTAGATGATAGGTGTCCTGGTCTTGTAGAATACCCTATAAAAGAAGTCCTAGGTGCATGCGGATGTCATTATCTAAATAATACAGTTGCATACGCTGTTGCTTTTGCTTTATATAATAAGGTTGCAAAAGTAAAAATGTTTGGCGTAGATTTTAGTTATAAAGGTAATTTACATTTTGCAGAGGCTGGAAGAGCTTGCGTAGAATTTTGGCTAGG